TAAGGCCTTTAATCCATTTCCACTGGGAGATATAAATACGCTGTAGATAAATTTATCCTTAGATAATCTCTCTTTCTCCTGTAGTAAATCTCTGTTAGACTTGTAACCATCAAAATCTAAACAAATAAATCCACTGTGTTCTTTTAAAGCACTGTCTGCTCTTTTAGAAAATACACCACTAAAGCATATTGCTGGTAGCTTTTGCTTTAAGATGTTTCTGTTTTCTTTATCTTTTTCAGCTCTTATTTTCTTTACGAGTTCTTTTGATGCACCGTCTTGTATCCTTGTAAGTATCAAGTTTATGTTTCTGTAGAAGGGCTGGGAGGTTTGTTTTATGTCTTTAAATATTGTAATGTCCATTTTATGTCAGTATTATGTTGATTTTTAGTTAGCTAACAAACTGTATTTAAACTACTTATATTCTTTAATGTTGATAATGTTAATAATAATATAAAAAGTATAGATAACTAATAGTTGATTTAAATTTTTTACTATAGAGTTCAGTAGAACCCCTTAAAAGTGACATTCGTCACAGTTTAAAGCAAAGAAAAGGGGCAAAAGCCCCTTTGTCTTAGTGCTTTGTTAGTTTAGAAAAGACTATCGTCTTTAGCTTCAGCTTTTTGCTCAGGCTTAAATGTATCAATAGCCACATAGTGTGTCTTACCATATTGGTCTACCTCTCTTTTTTTCTGTACAATAAGCTTGACATATTTCTTGTCATTGTACTCAAAAATCCACTCTTTTGGAAGGTCAGATAAACATACCGATACAGCTACTTGGTCTCCATCGAACTTTGATTTTCCACTTCCTACATAAATTTTTTCTTTTGAATCACTCATTTTATTTAATTTTAATTGTTTGCTCCATATGGTTTAATGTAGTTAACATAATGTCATTTTTATGCTCTACACTGTTACAGGACATTGGAACTTCTATCCACATAACAGTATTTTTAGGGGTTAACTTAAACAGATTATAACACTTGCTTGTGAATATAAGAATGTATGTCTTCAGTTGCTTCATTACTAAAATATTTTTGATAAACCTCAACAGCTTGTTCTACCTTTTCTTGTCCTCCTCTTAAAAAAGAATCAGAGCATTCAAAGATACCTAATCTTGCTGTCCGTTTATCTATTACTAAAAAAATTAATGGCTTACCAAAAAGCCTTTGGTATATATATGCTTGACTGTCATAGTTATATGTCTTAGCACTATACATGAATTTATCTATGTCTCCACTGGTTTTTATGTCCACCAGCAAACCTTTGTTGTGGTTTATAATATCAGCCTTACCCTTCCAGTCTAAAGACATAATCTTTTGTATCTCTGGAACTTCAAACTCATTACCATCATCATAGATATAATCAAACATCTCCATGTTAGAGGTCATCTTAGTGCATAAAAAATCAAGGTGTTCTCTTTCTTTAGTTAACAATAACATCTCGCCCTCGTTTATAGCTTCTTTGTACTTAACGGTGTTTCTTGATGTAACATTAACTTCAATAAAATCGCCTATTTTTTGTGGCTCTAATATTTTAGTATGAAAATATCTTCCTTCCAACATTGGCTTGGTCATTTCTTGATTAACTCTAAACTGCGTTGGATTCTTTAACAGCTTTCCTATGTCGGAATTCGATAAGAACTGCTTACCGAACTCCCCATAGTATTTAGAGTCATCTTCAAGATGTTTTAGGATCTGTGCTTTATCCATTTTTTATAGCTTTAGCAAGTTCCTTTTTAACAACAGCTTTCATGTTGTATTTTGTAGATAAATTTGATGCTATTTTTTCTAAACCTAAATCCTTATTAGAAGAAACGTACTTAAGAACCTTTACCCAGTTTGCATCTCCAATATCTAAAGTAATAAGAGTTTTAACTTTCTCTGCTTTAGGAGGTGTTGCAGTCACGTTTGTAGTCTCGACTAAATCCTCTCCAGCATACAAGCTTAAGCCCAATCCATGCATTGCAATAGCCTTAGCAGTTGCTCTTTGGATTGCTGTGTTTACATCCATAGATGTAATTTTATCTACAGTAATTGATTTCTGTCTGAAATCTTTAATTGGAAGATAATCAATATGCTCAATACTGTTTACTATAATACCAACCTTTACATAGCCAGTAACACCATCAGTGAACCAGTTTAGTCCAGTCTCAGGAGATTCGTAAACATTTCTTTGTGCATCTGAATGCTCTAATTTTAGGTATGCCCATGCATTAGCCCATGATAGGTAATCGAGATTACCTTTTTTCTCAACTTTGCTTTTTACGTTTATCGCAACCAGCTTTTCAAAATAACTTTTTTCTACGCTCATTTTATTTGATTTTAATTAATAATTGATTTTAACTTTAACTGAAGTTCTGCATATTTATGCAAAGCTCGTTCTCTTTTATTTTTTAAATTCTGAATGTGCTTGTCGTTTTTACGAGTATTCACTTCATTCTTGATTTTGTTTTCTATAAGCTCCAGCTTATGTAGGCAGTTTGATATGCCTAATTTTACACAGCCTACTTTCCATCCACTTTCTTTAAAGTAAGAATACTCTATTTCATCACATTCGGTGTAATAAGAGCCTCCTTTAGCAGTGTTCATTATCTCAATGTGATTAGCAAACTTCTGAATTTTTACACCCATCTTGATTACATTAAAACCTACTGGCTGTTCATTCACAACTGGCTCATGCTGGTTCATTGCTTGGTGTAAGATTTCTTTTAACGTGTACATACTACTTTTGTAAGATTTCAGTTATAAGATTCTTGAAGTCTGAGTCTTCATCTATTAACTCTTTAGCTTTCTTATAGCTGTAGATGATATTAGAGTGCGTAACTGCATGACCATTCTCTTCCATGAATCTTTTTATGTAAGAAACTCTAATTGGTCTCTCCATGCACAGATAATAAAGCATCTGCCTTGCATCTACAATATCTCTTCTTCTGTTCTTTGCAAACATCTCGTCTAAAGTGATGTGAAACTTTTTAGCTATCGCTGTAGCGTAAACATCAAATATATCTCTCTTCATTTATTTGGTTTTTAACTTGATTAATTCAAACTGCAAATGATCTATTGCTTTTTGAATATCTTCATTAGGACTTTCGTGTTTACTGTATGCTCTAAGTATGTAAGTACATGCAGTTCCTAAATTGTAGTTTAGGTTAAAGTTTGTCACTACCTCGATGGCAGTGTAGTTGTTGTCTCCATCATAGTAAGATGGTGTGTCAACGGAAATAGTTGTTGTATCGTCTGTGCTTGTTTCAGTCCAGTGTTTTCTTAGTGCCATTTGTTATAGTTTTTTACCACAAAAACCCCCATGCGTAAACATGGAGGCGATTGCTTGAATCAACTACAATTCAGATTAATGTCTAACTATATTCCAAGAGGATATTCATCTTCTACTTCTTCATACTCAACATCTATTGTGTTTTCTTCGTCATCAACATTGTTTATTATATTGTGACACATAGCCATGTGGATAGCGTTGTTTCTTGTGATAGGGTCGCTTGGGTCAAACGATTCGAAAAGTTTTTGTAATATGCTCATAATTTGATTAAATTTTAATTATTCTTGGTTTGTAAAGGTACTATAAATATGTTATAACTCCACTATGTTTTTGGAAAAAGATACGACAGCGTACCCAAAAAGATACGCCGTTATACCCAAAAAACGCTTGTTACGAATTAACAACAGAATTAGTTTCTAACACCATATCTATGAATTCTTTTATGTGTCTTTGCTCTGCATAATCATGCTCTTTCATAGCGTGTTCTAACTCTTCTCTGTCGGTTTCATCCTCGAAATTGTAGAACAGATTATCCATCCAAGAATGAATATCATCATGGTATCTGTACTCATGATAAGTCATCTCTTGATGTTCTACTGTTCCAGTGTGATTGAACTTAACTATACCTGCAAAATCATCTCCACACTCTTCATATTCCATCTCAGCTTTCAAGCTGTAGTGCTTACATATCTCTTCAACTAATGTTACTGGTGGACTCCATGCACTGTCCCCAGCAACAGTGAAAGTTTCTTCATCATCACATGGATAATCATCCAAGTTGAAGTCCCACCAGCGTGTTCCATAATAGTAAAAATCTTTATACTTTTTACTAAGCTCCTCTTCAGTAGCTCCAATCTTACCCTTGTCCAGTACAAAGTCTCCAAACTCTACAAAGTAATTGGTTTTGTCATACTCCTTGAACTTGTTTCTTAGTTTTTTTAATGCAGCAGCGTTTCCATTAAACGTTACGTAATTCCAACAATTGTTTGCCATTTTATTTAATTTAAGTTATGTGACTTATGTCGTGAATAGGGAGGAATCGAACCTCCCAAGCACCATGCTATTCTGTAATTATTCTGATGATAACATCCATTTTACCTTGTTGTCTTCTACAACAATAGTCCCTGTGTCATCCCACTCTTCGCCTCTCCAATCTATGCGACCATTCAGTTTTAATCCCCACCCTTTAAAGATGTATTTAATGATGTATTCTAACCATTCCTTGAACTTGTAGAACTTCTCTCCACCATCCCATTCTAAGTAGTGTTTTCCATCCTCTTCTACAATCTCCCACTGCAACCAAATAGATGGCTTTCCGTTTGGCTGATAACCATCCTCATGGCGTTCTTGTTGAAACTTTTTG